CTCTATTTTCTGCAATGTTTATTTTTTTATATTGCGCTACTTCCCTTGCAAGGATATCCTTTGGATATACTCTTCCATTTTGATTTTTTGCTGTAGCTCTTTGTAATACACCTTGTACTATAAGACGCCCATCAGAATTTTCTTGAGCTTCCTGTAGTTGCTGAGGTGATACCTCAAAATTGATAGTATCTATTAACAATTTTTTATTCATATTATTATCCCGCTAATTCTTTTAATTGTCTTCCTATCCGTAATATTCGTTCACCGATTTTACCAATACGTGTTTTGGATGATTTCCAATAATTATCACTACTAACACCCATTTCAATTTTAAGCTTATTATTTTGTTTTACTATTCTTTCTATTTCAAATAGCTTACGATTAATTTCTTTTATAGCCGTATTAACCTTTGCCTTAGGAGATGAAGATGGATCACTCTTATAAGCATTGTAGGTCAATTCATTCATTGTCTTTTTATATATCGATTCACCCATTTTACCTACAAATATTTTTTTAGGAACCTTTTTAACCAATTTATATCCTGTACTGCTTTCCGCATTATCTTTTTCCTTCTCAGTGTCTTCATCATTATCACCCGAAAATGCATATGGTGTTTTTGGAGGGCCTGATCCACCGTCGAGATTACCAGTAACGCTCATCTCATCAATATCCTTAAGAGTTTCTGAAATTCTTTTTATAAATGATTTAATATTATTTGACATTTTTAAGTTCTGTAATTAATTCATATAATTTTAATAAGGATACAATTTCCTTGTCCTTGATTGTTCTTGATCTACCTAATCTATTAGCTTGCTTCATTACCTCAGCTAATTTAATTTTTAATACTGGATCATTTACCGATTTAATTTTACGGTTAAGGGTTCTTTTAATATATGGAACCTCTGATATAATATGTTCTTTTAGACTTGATGTATCGGATACGTTATTAATAAACTTTCTTAATAATTTTTTCTGTCTCTCATTTAGATTGTCATATTTACTATTAAATTTATCTATCAAAATTTTATAAGATAATAATCTCGTATCTTTATCCTGTCTTCCATAATCTTCCGATATTAAGGAGGATTTATGTTTAGCCACATCGCCTTTAAGAATATGTTCTATTAATTGATATCTATTTTTAACATCCTCAGCTGGTTGTAATTCCGATTCGAATAATCTAAATACAGAACCTAATTCTCTGTAATTATTTACTCTTGATTTGAAGAATGATTCAGATTCAAAGCTTTGGTTTATTTCCTTAATTAAATTATACTTTTCTCTACGCAAAGAAGAAGAATTTAATTGTCTCCTTGCTGAGACTGCTGCGTCTAAGAATTTATTAGCTTTCATTTCCGTAGAAAATTTTTCTTTAATAACGCTTTGATATAATTCTAATTCTCTACCCAATTGAGTATTGGAATTGAAATATTTCTTAATTATTTTAACGGCAGATGAATCCTGATTGTTCAGTGTATCAGATGCTATCTGTCTTACTAGTAATTCGAATAGAATACCAGTATTTCTGTATTTTGAGTGTTTCATATGCCTTCGCTTCCTTGTCTAATTTTTGTTGTGTATTTCCTCTTAAATAAATATTAAGTTTGGAAAAAATACTACATATCCATTAGGTTATTCTCGTCTAAAATAGTGCCTTTATCCGAATCCGTTGCCGGTTTATTCTCTAATGTTTCTTTTATTATACTTTTGGTCTTTTTATTGCCGCTCAATGATTGTACTAGTGATTTCATTGACTGTGAATCTATACCGTATTCCTCACGTTTTAGTGGGCTATTGCCTCTAAAATTATGTTTTAAGGGGTTAGGGTCCCTAAACGTCTTAGAAAGGTCTTTATTGCCTAATGGATCCTGACCTGCATAATGTTTTGATGTCCCATATGAGTTACCTATATCAGGTCTGCCTACTGGGTTCTCTGCTGGATCATCATCTTGATTATGTTCCTTGCCCATTGAAGCTAAATCATGAGGAGTCCCAAATGATTGATGAGATTTTGCAGGATCATTACCTTCCTGCTCTATTTGACTATGTCTAAAAGCTTGTTGCAGATCCTTAACAACTCCAACCTGTTCCCTCTCCCACTGTTCCTTACTCATATTAAGTATATTTTCATACATCCACTCATTGGATATAATTTTACTTCCCTGCATTTCCTGAATTAATCTAATTTTTTCTTGCCATAAGGAAACCTTCTCCTGTTCATATACAGTTGATGGTGTTGTTAGACCTAATTCAAAATTAATTAAATCATCATCCGTATATCCTTGTGTATATAAATGAACAATAGCTATCTTTGTTAATTCTGATACTACTATTCTTTGTATTCTTTCGATGGTTCTAGCAAATCTAATATCTTCTGCAGCTAATGTTGCCTTACCTTCAATTCCTTCTTCATATCCTAAAAAGGCTTTTGGAACCCTTAATGCTGACATCATTTTATTTTTAAGATATTCAATATCATCAATAGCATTAAATTCAAGTCCTGATAATGATTCTATTTTAGTTCCACTTTCACCTCCTCTTGTTGGTAAATAGAAATCCTCCATCATATTCTGCATATTAAATTTAAGATTATATTCTCCAGTATTACTATCGACAAATGGTACCTTCTTCATTTTATCTATAATAGCTTGCATATACCCATCTACCTCATCTGGTGGTATATTACCTACATCTATATTAAACATTCTCTTTTCAGGCGCTCTCATGATACGATGAATCATCATTGCATCTTCCATCATTATTAATTGCTTCCAAGTCTTTCTAGCTGGTTCAATCATTGCTCTACCATAAGGTAAAAAATTAGTATCTGATAATAACCTAAAGTGCGCTATTTCAAAACTCTCATATTGATCCTTGCCACCAACACCATCTTGTGTAAATCTTGTTGCATATGGATTATCAGGATCATATCCCTCCTCTCTCCAAATTTCATATGGAGATAATGGTACAACATTCACTATACCATATTCCTCAGCTATATCTAATTTAAGAAAGAAATCCCCGTACTTACATAGGTTACGAACCCAAGGCCAGAGATTAAATTCAATATTAAGAACATCATAAAAAAGATTATGTACAACTTTTTGTATATCTTCCTTATTACTACGAATTAATAAAACATCACCAAATTCATTTTTCATGGTAGTTTCATCTGCATATATATCTAATGCTGATGATAATATGGAATCCGTGTCCATCGCCTCATAATCATTATACAAATCACTTTTTGCATATTGAAAATTTTGCTGGACCTGTTGACCATAACCTGACTGGTTACTATTTTGCCTTCTCAATCTTGAAAATCTATCTATACCACCTTGTGTTTTAAGATTACCAGCTGATTGCAGTCTAGATGTGTCAGAAACCTTTAATCGTTTACCGCCAACATTCCTTACTACGACATTACTCGAAAATAATTTTTTTAATCTACCAAATACTGATTTATCTGCCATTGTTTATTCCTCTTTATATAACTATTATAGTAACCAAGTAATATCGTTTTCCTGATTACCTATTTTTTGTTTCCATGGATCATTTTCAGGTCTATTAGTACTTGTATAAACACCTTGTTGATCATTTTTTCTAATATTGCTTAATGCTGATTTTGTTAACTCTATGCCTTTCTGTCTAAGCATTAGAGCAGTATCTCTTACCCACATAGCAATAGCAAAAGCCATTACTAAATCATCATTATACCCTACTTGGGCTTGGGCCTTGTTTCCTTTCCATATGAAAACCATTAATTCATCAACCAATCTTTTGGATTTGATAACACAAGCCTTTTCCCTAAAGTATGTCTCTAGTTTAGATATAATTAGTGGTCTGGTTTTTGAAGTCGTCGTAAATCCAGGGACCATTTTATCATCCGGCCTTAAATCATATCGCTTCTTTAATCTTGATTTAGTATCTACTATTGAAAGATCTGCCGTTGAGTAGAATAAATTTTTATAATTTCTATCAATAGCAGGCTGTATTGCTGCCCATCCAACATTTGCATTCTCTACTACAAGCATTGCGTCATTCCATTCTGTTGCAACATTAACTAACATGTTACCAAAATCTTTTGTAGGCAGATGTCCTTTATATTCGGCTACTTGTGTTATTGTCTCAATCTCTATTACATGGAATGTAGAATAATCGGTTGAATCACCCCTGGCGACATCGGCAACTACTACATAATCCTTATTATAATCAACCTGTTCCCATTTCCAATAATTACCATCAAACCCTTCCTTTGATATAGGACTACATACCTGATTTTGTTCGTACCATTGTATTGTAGTTCCATCAACTACTGTATGCCCAGATGTTATAAAGTCACAATCACATTCCTGTGCTGCCATCTTCTCACCTAATAATTGATCCTGCTTATCTCGCCATTCCTGTTCACGGTCTGGATGTAATGTCCAGTGTAATTTAATTGGATTAAATCCATTAGTGCCTGCTTCCGCTCCTACCCAAGTTTTATGAAAGAAATTTCCAGTTCCATTAGGTGTTGATAGTACAATTGCACCACCTCCGGTTGCCAAGGTTTGTTGAGATGATGCCCAAATATCATCTATATTGTCAATGAAAGCTGCTTCATCCATTACGAGTAAGGATAGAGCTTCAGATCTACCAGCATCGCCTGCAGATGAGACAGCTTTAATTTGTGAACCATTTTTGAATCTTAAAGATAACTTATTATCTTCTACACAAGTACCTTTTAACCATGTTGGTAAATTATCATGCATTACCCTAACCTTGGTTACTAGATTTTTTGCTACTTCCTGTTTGGTTGCAATTACTAATATATTTTTATCGTTTTGAAAAAGCATTGTCCATAAAGAATATCCTGCTGTTAATGTAGATATACCTAATTGCCTAGATTTAAGAATAACATTATAATCATTATCTCTAAATTCCATTAAGGATGATTCCTGGAAAGGAAATAGATTAAATTTAATTTTACCTTTCTGAGGATGTTGTATATAACAATATTTTTTCATAAAATGTACAGGATCCTGAGCACATTTAGTGAATTCTAATTTTATTATATCTTTTAAGCTTTTCTTTGCCATAGTAGTATGCCTTCTTATAATAAATATACAAAAAATTTATTAAAGAAACAAATTTATTGAGGTAAACTATAATCTATTATATGGATTAAAGCTATTGTTCCTACTATACCTAGAACAACCCCTCCTGCAGGAGAATTCCAGAATTTATCCCTTTGCGATAATTCCTTTTTATATAAATTATTATTTTCATTCAAAAATTTCTTCTGATCAATAAGTAAGCTAATCTGTAATGAATCATTTAATGATATCTGTTTATTAACTTCTATAATTTTATTAAGATCTAAAATAAATAAGCCTTGATGAACCACTAATGAATCAAGAGATGTAATTTTTAGCTTATATTGTGTATTGAGTTTTTTTGATATTTGATATGCATTCTTATAATCAGTGGTTTGTGAAAATCCTACTGATGCTATAAAGAATAATATAATTGTAAGTGTTTTTTTCATAACTTTTGTTTTTTAATCCCTATCTTCTTGGTTGTGATGATAGGCCGTACCCTATTCTACCAGTCTTTGCTTTACTTCCGTAATAGTCTGATTGTGCTTTTGCTTCTTGATCTAATGCTGCTTTTGCTCCTGCTTCATTCTTCTTGATGTCACCTTTAACTTTCTTCCAAAATTCTAATAAGTGATCGTTTGTGAAGTCTTTCCACTCCATAGGCTTTCCTTTGAACTTGAATGGCTTACTACTATCTACAGTTGCATTACCGATACGTTTTTTATCATACCAACTATAAGAATAATACTTATGATTACCAGACTTTTGGTCGAAAGTTACTCCTATCTGCCCACCCCAGTTTCTTGCATGTAGCCATTTGAAACTAAATCCACCTGAGCCAGATGAAAATCTATATTCACTGTATTCGAAAGATTGATTACCATATGATTCTTTCTTCCAGTTAGCTATCTTTTTAATATCAGCTGCTATCTTATTAACTGTAGACTGATCAAACATTTTAGTTGGATCATTTCTATCTTCGTTTAATAGGTCCTTTAATTTAATCAAAGTATCTTCCCTAGTTTAGATTTGTTGAACAATTTGTGTATAGCAGTCCATATCTTTATCTCAGCATCAATACCACCTATCTTATCCATTTGCTCAGTATCTGCTTTCTTCTTTATGTCTTGTAATGTACTTAACAATCCACCATTTCCATGATTGTCTGATATTTCATAGTATTGTACTTTTAGATCGTAATAAGAGTTTCCTTCATTAAGTGATCCGAATGCATTTCTTGAAATAACTCCACCTACGCCTTCAGTTAATTTACCTTCTTGCATTCCAACAATTCTAGCTAACATGTTTGGTACACTTAACGCATCTTGTACCATATTAGATAGTTTACTTAGCTCTCTATGATTTTCTCTGTCGCCTTTCTTTGATTCATGTTTAATATGGGACAATAATACTTTACTATTCTTTTCCCATTCCTTTGCAAATCTTTTATCCATTGGAGCTTCATTTATAGTAGGCTCAGCTTTTGTTGCATGTTCATGCATAGAGGTTGTTAATACCTTTAATTTTTTGGTTGGTATATTTTCAAATACCTTTCCTGTTCCAAAATCTACATCTACAAAATTAACCTCACCAGATTCGTTTAACGTATGATTTACTACCGTACCTTTCTTACCGGATTTTACCTCCTGTACGTGTTTGGGGCAATCATGGACTACTTCACCTGTTCCATATACTGGTACAAATGGGTCCTTTGATTCTCCTTCAAAAATTTGTTTAAGTTCCTTGCGAATAGCTAATCTAAGTAGTTCCTCTGATTTTTTCATATTATCCTATCTTTTCTAATTTATGGGTTTGAGTAGCCATCCATGAATCACCTACACCGGCCATTTTAGATGCTTTCTTTATTGCCTCAACTGTTGACCTTGCCTTAACAGTATAAACCTTCTTTGGATCTAATTCGACACCAGACAACTTCATTTTTGCAAATTGCATTCTCCATGTTGCAAATCCTTCATTAACAACAGCTTCGGTTTTCTTTGCCACGGTTCCTAATTTTTTATGAAGATACTCATCACTATCATCTGTATCACCATCATTATCTATATCTTTATCTTTAAGATCATCAAATTTAGATGCTGCTTCCTTATCATCTATATGATCAACCTTCTCATTAATCTTATCTTGTTTTTTAACCCAAGTATCTATATTGAATTTTATCATAGTTGTCCCTTTTCATTAAAAAATTCCTTAGCTTCCGATAAGGATTTAATTTCTCTAAGATCCCAATATAAATCATCAAGTTTGGAACCTTTCATTTTTTTATGTAATATTGCTTTTTGAAATTTTGCAGCATTTTTACCATCTGGTAACATATATGCTCCACGGAATCTACCGCCTTTCTTCAAAGCTTGTGATGCCTGTACTCTAGGAATGCCAGCTGCTCCTATTTGACCATTAGGTAATATTATTGTATACTTATTTTCAGTGATAGAAGTAGTATCCTCAGTTACCGGATCGGTAATTGGATTCCACTTCATTTTCATTAGTTTATCACTAGGCAAATCGCCTAAAATATTTTCGTTGATTTTTTTAAGAGTTTCCTCTTTCAACAGATCTTTTAATAATGCCATATTTTTCTTCTTTTTAATATCTTACTCCCGGAACTAGTCCGGGAGTTTTGATATTAATGTTTATTGACTGTTAGTTATTACGGATTAGTAAATAAAGCGCCAGTAACAAATCCAGTTGCTTGTGCTGTTAGTATTGTACCACTTAACAACCATACATTAGCTGCAGCTGTTGTTGTAGATGGATTGATTGCCATACATCTAAAAGCAGTACCAATTGCAACTACTGCATTTGACGTATCATCTGCTAATATCATTGCACCTTCACCTGCTGCTGGAATAACTACTGATTTATCAGCTGTTGTTACTGCTACAGTATCAACTACATTTAATGTTCCGATAAAATCATCATATCCTGCTGTTGCCGCACCTGTTAAATCTGAAGCATGACCACCTGTGT